GCGTAATTTTGCATTCGAGCGTGTCATTGCCCCACGCCTTCAACGGCTCGCCGACGGCAGACTGGCCGACACGGAAATCAACAGGACTGACTTCCGGCGCCTGGATGTACCAGGCGAATGCCCAAAGCCCGTTTGTCAGCGCTTCTCCAGCAACCGAAGAGCCGACACGGAATGGCCTGAACTCATCTATCGCTACTGAATATCCCAGTGACTGAGCCAAGTCAGTGAAGTACTGAACCGATTGACCGCCAGTGCTTTCAAGCTTGCTGAGCAGCGCGTTGCGGCGACCTTGCATGGTCTCTTCGAGCGAGCCTGAGCACTTATCCGGCAGACCCGCAACCCGCTCCCAGTCGCCGAGCAGCTCGTTGGTCGTGGTTGGGTTTGCCTCGAGCGGTAACGCCGCTCCACGGCCATCCACACGGGCCAACTCCAGCGACATGCCATCTAACAGGTCATGAAGCGATGTGCCTGGGTCTCGCGGGAATGCTTGCCCGGGCGGGAGCAGCGCTTTCAGCTGCTCCCTGTATTCGGCAGCTGTTGGCATTTAGCCTCCTACAGGCTGGAGAAGGTTAAAGTTCCAAGGGTCGCCATGTGCCCGGTTGCTCGCGTGACATCGGCTGTTGGCGCAACAATCGCGTTATCCGCCTCACCAGCAGCCAGCGAGACCGCCTCGCGCAAGCGACTTATAAGAATTGTTCCGCCTGGCTTCGAGTCCCGAACGATCAGGTCCGCCAGTTCGGCGCGCACGGCCGCCTGGGTGGCCACAGTGTTTGGCGAAAGCTTGATCGACATATTGAGAGGCTCGTCAATCGGCGCCGCGACGAAAACTTCAGCAGTCACAGGGCGACGTGCATCAATGTATGCCTGCACCTCGGCAACTTTTGCTGTCGTGGGAATAATGTCGTCGTCATCATCGCAGACGAACAACACCGTCACCGTGCCTGGACCCAATTGCAGGGGGTAGACCCAGGCCCTGGTCACGCCGGAAACCTCAAGCGCCCATAATTCGTAGTCCGAAGCTGAACCGCCGTGCGGTGGCTTCTGAATTCGTGCAAGTAACCTGGCCAGCAGTCGCGGATCCGACTCGACATCCGCACCACCTTCAAACTCGGTGGAAGTGGTCGCTGTGGATTGGACGCCAGCGATAGGCATCAACAGGAAGAGCGGCTGGCCGGCACCAAAGTTGCCCGACTCCCCGGAGTCAACCGCCTGAGCCGGAACAATCAAGGGACCGCCTGAAAAAACAGCGTCACCCAGTATCTTGTACTGGACCCCGTCCTGGCGCTGCACAATCGTCCCATCAAGGATCGTCGAGCCAGCTGCCCCCGAAAAGGCAACCTCACCGACAGCAAAGGCCGCGGTCTTGCGGGGCACTTTCCATATGGCCGCCCAGCGGTCCAAGTACTCTGCCTCGGCGGTATCGATGATTGATTGCCTGGCCGCCCATTCCAGGTACCCGTACAGCATGTGAACCGCGCCAGCAGAGGACTGGCCAAGGATGCCGAGCAGTGAGCGGCGCAGTGTGGCGCTGCCGACGCCAGTCACCCGGCTGCTGATGTCGGTGATTATCCGGTCGATCAGCTCGGTCAATGTAGGTCGAGCAAATGGCATCAGGTAGCCCTCTTCGCGGCTTGCGCCGCCCATTCATAATTGAAGCGATAGCGCACCGGTGACCCGGACGGCCGATAGATGTCGACAAGGATCAGCATCCGCCCCGGGGCAACGAACTCGGCAGTCACCTCGATCCGGGTGGCAACCAGGTCCTCAAGCATCCAGGCCAACGCATCCCGGCAGTACTGCTGGGCTCGACCAAGGATTGCAGGAAGCTGTTTTTCTCGGGCGAGAAGCCACAAGAGCGACCCGGTTTGATCTGACGGTACGGCGCTACTAATGTCGCCCCAATAACCACGCAGGTCGCTCTGCGAAAGCTCCACAGGGATCTGCTCAGCAACTGCCCTTCGATCGGTGAACAGGCTGATGATCACGGCGGTCTCAAGCCCGTCGTCGCGCGCCAGGTCGAAGCCCGCCAGCACAAGATCGCCGCCGTTCTCGGTCATTACCATTGCTGCATCGGTCATCAGGCAGGCTCCTGTGTATTCGCGCCGCCGACGAGGACTCCGCCGTGCACGTGGGTGCTGCCAATGTTTTTGCCGTTGTGTTTGAGGCTTGCACCGTTGATCTCAAAGTCATCGATGTTGAATTCACCAGCGGGCGCGTCTATTTGAATTTTCTGTACTGCGGTGACCTTCACCATGTCGCGCAGCAACTCGACCTTATTGCCCAAGTCGTCGTAGATGGCGACCTCACCAGGCTGCAGAGCAATCCGGTACTGACGGTCGTCGATCACCAGGACAATGCCCTGATCCCGACTACCACCAAGAAAAGCCACTGCCGCATCCCCACCTTTCGGGTGGCTGGTGAAGCCGTAGTTCTGCATGTGCTCCACGTCGTCGCGCAACTCACCCTTGAGCAGTTCGACCTGCACCCGCTGCCGTGGGCCGCTATCGTCCACACCGCGAACCACACCGCGGCCGAACATCATCATTATTCGATTGCCCAGTTCCCGGAGCGCATCACTCATTTCGGTGGCTCCTCTTCGCCAATGGCTTCCGCCCATATGTTGCGCTTGGCAACCTTGCCTTTCTTGGCCGCCTTCCCATCGGGTGGTTCTGGAGCGAAGGTTTGCGGACTGACAATATCCAGCTTTGTCGTGGTCCCGCCTTCACCACGCTCGTAAGTCGCTTGCCGAATGATCATTTCCCCATCCATGCGAAGCCAGGACGATCGCACGTTCACCAAAAGCCCTGGCTCCCACAATGGCCCGCCCGGTCGTTGGCGCCAGCCTTGTACGGTGATGCTGGCCCCCGCCGACTTTCCAATGCGGCTGTTGGCCTCCCAGGTAGCGCGCTCCTTGAGCCCGCCAGCGGTCCCGCCGGTTTCGGCAACCAACAGCATTGGCCGATAGCGCTTGATCCCGCTGTCGGTGACTGCTCCCTCAATGTGCGCTTCAGTCTCACCATCACTGTCCGGGCTATATCCGGCTTGCCCCTTAACCAGGTAGTTGCTGAATCGCTGGCTGTGGTCGATCGTGCCGCTGGCACTTTTGATGTTTTCGCCCTGAACCAATGCGACTTGCGCGCGGCGAGCGCCCGCTCTCGTGATCAGCAACCCACCTGCACCATTGGGCATCAGCAACACGCGGCGCTGCCGGGCATATCGCTCGATCGCTTTGAATGCGGTCTCGCCTTGCTGCAGCTTGCAAACCGCAAACGGTGCTCCCACATCAACGTCAGTCACGACCGTCACGCCGAACGGCTTGGCCAGGGCCTGGGCAAACCTGAGCAGGTCAATATTTTTCCACTCATCAGGGGAGTGAACTGCACTGCAATCGATCAGGTCCCCGACCTTGTCGCGGCCCTGAATATTGATGCTGTGGTCATCGGCACTGTATGAAGGTCGGAAGATGTCGACGTACCCGATAACCATCGGCACGCCGCCAAGCCGAACCTCACACGCATCACCCGGCAGGATCGGCCAGGGCTCGACCTGAGAGCGGAGGTTATTGCCGCCCTCCCACCGCTCTGTAAGCGTGACCGTGAACGCGGTCGCTGCCGCATCCATAGCGCGAGTAACGCCAATAGATTCCCAGCCCGCGTAGTTCACGCCATTCACCAGCAGCTCAAGATCATCCATCCGCTAATACCTCGAGCTGCTTTCCGCCAAGCAGGAAGCCCGGGTGACGTGGACTGTTGCGTTTGGCAATTTCATCGGCACGCCCGGCATTGCCATACAACTGATACGCGACCAAAAGCGACGGCAAGGTCGCCGGCGGGACGTACTGGACAAGACGTGGGAGATCCTGCTCCTGGCTGGGAACAGCCTGAACCACACTGGTCCGAAGATCAGAAATCACCCTGTAAACCGAATCGCTCGTGGTGGTTTCGCTCTCTGCATCCAGGCGGTCAACCAGCACTTCCCGCACCACGATGGCTTCCTGATAGCTGTCGTAGACGGTTGGCGTTGTCGAAACGAGCGTGCTTCCACTCACCGCCCCCGCAGATCCCGAAG